ACACCGGTTCGGGAAGTACCGGCAATACTGTAACAGTGGGATTTCAACCTGATTTTGTAATGGTAAAATCATCAGATGAAGATGAGCCTTGGTTTGTGTTAGATAGTAAAAGAGACACAAGTAATCCAAGAGATAATCGTTTAATGTTTGATGCTAGTAATGCTGAAGACGATGGGAGTGTGCACACTATAGATTTTAATTCAAACAATTTTGTATTAGACGGAACCACAGGAAATGGAACAAATGGAAGTGGAAAAAGTTATATATACTGGGCACTTAAAATAAATTCAATACAAATAGATTACCTTGTTATTGCCGGTGGTGGTGGTGGCGGTAATGGTAGAGCTGGAGGTGGTGGAGCTGGAGGCTACATATATAAAACCGGGGGCTATAGTGCAGCTGGAACAGCGTATACTATAACGGTAGGAGCTGGAGGCGCAGCTGGAGCATCAGGAAGTAATTCCGTATTTGGATCAGTAACTGCTATTGGAGGAGGAAGAGGTGGTAGCACAGATGGTACCGGAAGCGCTGCAACAGGTGGTTCAGGTGGGGGTGGTGCAGGGTTAGGTACTNCAACTGAAGCAGGAGCAGCAGGTACATCAGGACAAGGTAACGCTGGTGGACACGGTTATTACACTGGAGNAACGCAAAGGAACGGTGGTGGTGGAGGTGGTTCTGCTGCNACNGGNGGTAATGCATCTGCAAATACTTCTGGTGATGGTGGTAACGGAACTGCATCATCTATAACTGGTTCATCTGTAACTAGAGCAGGTGGTGGTGGTGGTGGAGACCAATTAAGTGGTGAAGGATCAGGTGGTTCTGGAGGCGGTGGTAATGGTGGTAGAGATACATCAATTAATGCTACTGCAGGAACTGCAAACACTGGATCTGGTGGTGGAGGTGGTGGTGGTACCGGTGGAGCAGGTGGTTCTGGAATTGTAATATTAAGATTATTAACATCAGATTATACAGGTACTACAACAGGAAGTCCAGGGGTTACGACAGATGGAAGTTATACAGTATTGCAGTATACAAGCAGTGGAACTTATACAGCATAGTTAAAATTAAGTTAAATTAAATTAAATAAATAAATTATGAGTAAAATTAAAAAAGAACAATTAGAAGAATTACAAAAAATAAACAATCTTATTACAGAAATTTCAAATGAAATATCTAAGAACACGATAACAAATCATAAGTTATCACATCTTCATCTACAACAAGAAATAAGATTAAATGAATTAAAATTAGAACTTCAGGAAGAACACGGTAAAATATCAATCGATCTTAAGAACTGGAGAAATAGAAAAACTAGAAGAAGATGAGCAAGCTGATAAGAAAGATTAGTATTGGTAAAGACTACAAAACAGATGCAATGCACTATGCTGTAGGTCAAGAAGTATACGGAGGTCACACTATATGTGATATATTAGAAGAAGAAAATAAATTCTGCATATACATTAAAAAGAATAATGATATATTACCATGGAAAGATTTTAATAAAAACATGGGAATATCTGTAGAATATAATCTTGAATACTAATGAAACCAATACATACTTTTTTAATAACACCAAAAAAAGAAAGATACGACAATATTAAAAAGGTCAATGATACAGAGTTAATATTAAATTCTGGTATAACTGATCATAAATTTGTAAGTCGTGAAGCTGTAATACATGAAACACCAATAATAGATGGCAAGCATTTTACTAGAGGCACTGAGCTTTATGTGCATCATAACATATTTCGTCGTTGGCATGACGTTAGAGGTATTGAAAAAAACAGCAAAAGTTATTTTAAAGATAATCTATATTTTTGTGAACTCGATCAAATCTTCCTTTATAAACATGAAGGCGGCTGGAAAGCAAATCAAGGCTATTGTTTTATAAAACCATTAGCAAGCGAGGATGAGTTCTCTACTAATAAAGAAAAACCTTTAATGGGTATTGTTAAGTACACTGATGATTTAGGTTTATTAACAATAGGCGAAAAAATAGGTTTTACCCCAGATAGTGAATACGAGTTTATAATAAACAGTGAAAGATTATACAGGGTAATGACAAAGGAAATTTCAATTAAATATGAATATAAAAAAGAAGAAAGAGAGTATAATCCAAGCTGGTTATAGAGCTGTTGACGAATTAGTAAAAGTAGCAAAAGAACCGATTGTAGAAACTGATGATGATGTATCTGCGGATAGATTAAAAAACGCAGCTGCTACAAAAAAGTTAGCTATATTCGATGCTCTCGAATTTTAAATAGAATTGAACAAGAACAAGCTATTTTAGAAAACAAACCTATACAAGATGAAACAAAAGCATTTAGTGGGTTTGCTGAAAAAAGATCTAAATAATGAGTTATCAACAAACATTATATAAGATTATTGAACCTATTAAGCGAACAACGATACATAGGTTAAATAAAAAGAAAGCTTGGGAATATGGTTATAACAAAGAACACGACGTGGTTGTTATAAGCAAGACCGGTAAGATTGGTGAAGTATATGAAATACAAAACTTAAAGATTGCATTACCCGAAGTAAAAGAAGTGTATAGCAAACATGATAAGTGGACACCACATGAATACCCTAGAGAATTAAAAAATATAAAAACAATATTTGACTGGGAAAGATATCCTGCTCAATTTAAAGATGAATGGCATGCGTACATTAATAGAGAATTTACAAGAAGGGAAGAAGGCTTTTGGTTTAATAACAAAGGTATCGATACTTATATCACTGGCTCTCATTACAATTACTTGCAGTGGTCCAAGATTGATGTTGGGAAGCCAGACTTTAGAGAAGCAAACAGATTATTCTTTATTTTCTGGGAGGCATGCAAGGCAGATACAAGATGCTATGGAATATGCTACCTTAAGAATAGACGGTCTGGATTTAGCTTCATGTCAAGCAGCGAGACAGTTAATCAAGCTACAATCTCTTCAGATGCTAGATTCGGAATCTTATCGAAGACTGGTAGCGATGCAAAGAAGATGTTTACCGACAAGGTCGTCCCAATTTCATTACACTACCCATTCTTCTTTAAACCAATCCAGGACGGAATGGATCGCCCCAAGACAGAGTTGGCCTACCGTGTCCCAGCATCCAAACTCACAAGAAAGTCCATCACCAGTACAACCAAATCCAAGTCCACCACAGGGACGCTCGAAGGGCTCGATACAACAATAGATTGGAAGAACACNGGTGATAACTCATATGATGGTGAAAAGTTAAAATTACTTGTTCACGATGAGTCTGGTAAATGGGAAAGACCAGATAACATATTAAACAACTGGCGTGTTACAAAAACAACGCTGAGATTAGGAAGTAGGATTATAGGAAAATGTATGATGGGATCCACCTCAAACTCTTTAGATAAAGGTGGTGATAACTTTAAAAAATTATATGATGGCTCAGACGTTACAAAAAGAAATCGAAATGGACAGACTAGTTCAGGATTATATAGTTTGTTCATACCTATGGAATGGAACTACGAAGGATTCATTGATTCTTTTGGATTACCTGTATTCGACACACCCAAAGTTGCGGTTGAAGGACCCTATAACGATAAAATCGATATTGGTATAATTGAACATTGGGAAAATGAAGCAGATGGGTTAAAGAGTGATTCTGATGGATTGAATGAATTTTATAGACAGTTTCCAAGAACAGAAGAACATGCGTTTAGAGATGAAACAAAAAATAGTATATTTAATTTACAAAAGATATACGAACAAATAGATTATAACGATGATACAAAATCATCTAATAGTGTTTCAAAAGGAAACTTTCAGTGGGAAAATGGTATTAAAGATTCAAGAGTGTTATTTACACCTGATAAGAATGGAAGATTTAATATATCTTGGACACCAAGTATAAATCTACAAAACCACGTAATAAGTAAAAATAGAGCTAAATACCCTGGTAATGAGCACATGGGTGCATTTGGCTGTGATAGCTACGATATATCCGGTACGACAGATGGTCAAGGATCTAAAGGAGCTTTACACGGATTAACTAAATTTAGTATGGAAGATGCACCTTCTAATACTTTTTTTCTAGAGTATATAGCTCGACCACAAACAGCAGAGATATTTTTTGAAGATGTATTAATGGCATTAGTATTTTACGGTATGCCACTTCTTGCAGAGAATAATAAACCAAGACTTTTGTATTATTTAAAAAGAAGAGGATATAGAGGTTACTCAATGAATAGACCAGATAAAACCGCAAACAAATTATCTGTAGCAGAAAGAGAAATAGGTGGTATACCTAATTCATCAGAAGACATAAAACAAATACATGCTGCTGCAATTGAATCATATATTGATAAATACGTAGGATTACAAGAAGATGGAAACTACGGTAATATATATTTTAACACAACATTGAATGATTGGTCTAAGTTTAATATAAACAACAGGACTAAACATGATGCAGCTATAAGTTCAGGGCTTGCAATTATTGCAAACAACAGACACTTATATGAACCAAAACAACAAAGACAAACAAAAACATTGGACTTTGGATTTAAAAAATACAACAATCAAGGAAACATTTCAAAAATAATAAAATAAATGGATTCATCATCAACAGGTATATTCCCCTCACAAGCAGTTCCAAGTGCAGAGAAAGCAAGTAGCGCATATGGTTTAAGCATTGCAAAAGCAATTGAATCTGAATGGTTTAAAAGAGACTCGGGATCAACTAAATATTACGCTAATAGAGATAACTTTCATAGGTTAAGATTATATGCAAGAGGAGAACAATCAATACAAAAGTATAAAGATGAATTATCTATAAACGGTGATTTATCATATTTAAATTTAGATTGGAAGCCTGTACCGATTATACCTAAGTTTGTAGATATAGTTGTAAATGGTATTCAGGAAAGAACGTATGGTATAAAAGCGTATTCACAAGATCCTGCATCTGTACAAAAAAGAACAGCGTATATGGAATCTATTTTAAAAGATATGCGTACTGCTGAATTTAATAATGCTGCTTATGAAGAGTTTGGTGTAAATTTATACGATAATGATCCTGAAAAACTACCTGAAAACGAGGAAGAATTGCAGTTGCATATGCAATTAAATTATAAAGATTCAATTGAAATAGCAGAAGAAGAGGCTATAAATAATGTTTTTGATCATAATAAATATGAGTTAATAAAGAAAAGATTAGATTATGATATTGCTGTAGTAGGTATGGCAGCTGTTAAAAACGAGTATACAACATCAGAGGGTATAAATATAAAGTATGTAGATCCATCTGATTTAGTTCATTCTTACACTGATTCGCCTTATTTTGATGATATATATTATGTTGGGGAAATAAGAAGAGTATCTGTAGTTGATCTTAAAAAACAATATCCTGAATTAACAGAAGAGGATATTAAAAAACATATTGAAAATCAAGGCAGCAGTACTAAGTTGTATAATAAAGCTTATCAAACAGCAGATTCAGAAGATAACGCGTATGCTTATGTATTATATTTTGAATACAAAACATACAGAGATCAAGTACATAAGGTAAAAGAAACATCTACAGGTGCGGAAAAATCAATTAAGAAAGATGATACATTTAATCCGCCTAAAGATGAAAGATCAAGATTTCAAAAAGTAAATAGAACAATTGAAGTAATATATTGTGGTGCTAAAATTGTGGGATCAGAAAAAATGTTAAGTTGGCAATTAGCTGAAAACATGACAAGACCAAAGTCTAATACAGTTAAAGCACAATTTAGTTACAATATAGTAGCACCTAGAATGTATAAGGGTAAAGTTGAATCACTTGTTAGCAGAATGACCACATTTGCTGATATGATTCAATTAACACATTTAAAACTACAACAGGTGTTATCAAGAATGGTTCCTGACGGTGTTTATTTAGATGCGGATGGTATTGCTGAAATAGATTTAGGTAATGGAACAAACTATAATGCACAAGAAGCATTAAACATGTATTTCCAAACCGGGTCAGTTATAGGAAGGTCAATGACACAAGATGGTGAATTTAATAATGGAAGAATTCCAGTGCAGGAATTACAATCATCTGGAGCGCAAGCTAAAATATCAAGTTTAATTAATTCATATAATTATTATTTACAAATGATAAGAGATGTGACTGGGTTAAACGAAGCAAGAGATGGTTCAACACCTGATAAGAATGCTTTAGTAGGTTTACAAAAAATTGCAGCAGCAAATTCAAATACAGCTACAAGACACATATTGCAAAGTGGATTATATCTTACCCTTAAAACAGCTGAAGCAATTTCATTAAGAGTTTCTGATGTTTTAGAATTTGGCCCAACAAAAGAATCTTTTATACAAAGTATAGGTAAATATAATGTGGCTACATTAACTGAAATGTCAAAACTGCAGCTTCATGATTTTGGTATATTTTTAGAGCTTTCACCGGATGAAGAAGAAAAACAATTATTAGAAAACAATATACAAATGTCTCTTCAAAAAGATCAAATTAATTTAGAGGACGCAATTGATATACGTGAAATTAAAAATTTAAAACTTGCTAATCAGTATTTAAAACTAAGAAGAAAGCAAAAATTTGAGCAAGACAGAGCAATGCAACAAGAGAATATTCAAATGCAAACTCAGTCTAACGCGCAAGCTGCTCAAGCTGCTGCTCAAGCTGATGTTCAAAAACAACAAGCGATTACCCAAAGTAAAGCTCAATTAGCAGAAGTGCAAGCTGATTTAGATATGGAAAAATTACAAAAAGAAGCTGAAATTAAATTGTTGTTAATGCAAAAAGAATTTGAAATGAACATGCAACTTAAAGACGCTGATTTAAATGTAATTAAAGATAAAGAGAAGTATAAAGAAGATAGGAAAGATGATAGAACAAAAATACAGGCTTCACAGCAATCGGAGTTAATAGATCAAAGAAAAAATAATAAACCACCAAAATCTTTTGAATCCGCAGGATTTGATAATTTAGGCGGATTTGGATTAGAACAGTTCGATCCAAGATAATAACTAAATAATAAAAAAATGAGTAAAGTAGTAAAAAACGATTGGACTGGTAGTATAAACGGTTCAA